TTAATAGCCACTATATTTCTCCTCTGTAACCATCCAATCAATTAACGTAAGTGTTCTTAAACAAATCTCTTTCCCATTAGGAACATTCGAAAGAGGCTTGTCTGGAGTTGGTGGAGTGTATGTTTTACACGTTACAGCATCCACCTCATTATATGGTGGATTGTAACACAATAAATGTTCTAAAAACACTCCATCAAGATTATACCTGTGAAATGATTTATTACGTTTAAAACCACCTAATGAATTTTTTAACACTTGATAATATTGGTTTTTGTATTCATTAAAAACTTTAGTCGTTTTAGGATTATTTAAATCTAAAATAGTTAAGTTGTCACTATTTATTTTAAACTTTATAACACCTATTTTTTTATTACTATTCCTATATACCCGAGCGTACTGTTTTGCATTTTCCAAGCCTTGAAATCCATTCAACGAATCATCAACAAACATGTACAATCCTACTCCTAAGTCATTCGGTAAACTTTGGTCACTTTTAACCACCCAATCACCTGTTATTTCAAATGGAGTGCACTCAAAATGTTGTTGTTGTAAAATATCATTAACCGATTCAGGCTTTGTTCCATGGTACCCCTCCATAGAATGCCTCCCATGTGAGCAATATGATACATTATGAATCAGTTTAGTACATAACGTATCATACATATCATATTACATTTAGTAACACATGTCAATTATATGTTCGTATTTTTTGCTATTTATTTGAGATTTTTCTTTTTTTCTTAAAATTTATTAGAGATATACAATTCTATTTTTGAATTATTTTCAAATTAAAGTTAGACTTCAAAACACATATCTCATAACTCAATATAAACGATAGCAAAAAGTTAGACGTTATCTTGTAATCTAACAACTTTTTACCCCCTTTTTGTCTGAAGTGCTCCGACTTGGAAAAAGTTCCCTTCACCGGTTCCCAAAGTATTCAAAAAAATTTTTTCAACGTGGGGGGAGTCAATATCCTTTCAGTTCTATAAATCTTTTAGCGATTACTTTTCTTCGACTATTTATATAACGAGTAGTTTTATTTAGTTTCTCTGCCACGTCTTCCCAAGTCACACCAGCTTCTAAAAATCTCATTTTAAAGATGACTAGATCAGTATCAATCAGATTTTCCATCAAGGTATCTACAATTAATTTAAAACCTTCCAGATATCTTAAGGTTAAATCTTCTTCAATTCTAATTATAGTATCTTCAGTAGGACTTGAAACTTTCTTACTCTGAGATCTAATATACGTTTCATTTCCATGTTTCTTATTATGTATCAACTCTTGTCTTCTCAAGTAAATTTTATTAGCAATCGTTCTATATCTTTCTAATTCATTATCAATCTCGTTCAAGTCTCTGTTACTCAGTTCATACATAGTCAAGTACTCCCATTTCAATTTTAAAATTTTCTTATCTTGCATTCTGTCAAACTGACAAAAAGCTTAAAAGCCTTTCAACGCTCCACTTACCAGCTATCATTGTTTTAAGTTTGACAACTCTTCAATATGACAATTTAAAGAAGTATCCCTCTAATTTATTCCCCAGTTTCTCTTATCTTACATTCTGTGAAACTCACTCCATTCTGTAAACCCCTGATATACCTTGCTTTCAAGCTATTACTTCTTTTCAGTTTATGCTTACTTTGTTATGTGAAACTTAGTAAAGCATAAAAGTAGGACTAGCGATATTTCTTTTGTTTGAGCCATATATCACTAGCCTTACTTAATTTGTTCCCTATTTTTCTAAATACTCTTTAATGTCCCGATATTCCTTAGAAAAATTCATATGTCCACTGATATCAGGATTTAGGAATGGAAGAATACCTGTTGGATTTACTTCTGTCCGATATAGTGCAAGAGAATGCTCCTGTGTTATTTCTCCAACTACTCCTTTATGTATTTCTTCTACATCTTTCTTTAGTGCTTGAATTTCATCGTAGGCATCTAAAATTATTCTAAGTTTCTTCTGGTAACGTTTATAGATTTTCTTTTCTTCAGCTCTTCGCTTAGTCTCTTTAAAGATATATTCAAATATCGCTGCCTTTGCCTCCCAGAAATAATCATCATACTCTTTCTCTAAAAGATTGATTGATTCACTCATTTTAGTAATTTGTTCTAAAGAAGTAGCATTATCCTCAAAGAAAGAGTCAATACTATCAAAAGAAATCTTCTTCTCTCCAGTAATTGTTTTTCTTTTTTCTTCCAACTTTGTTCTTGCTTTTGCAATCTTATCTTTTTTATCATCAAGATTTTCTAATGTTGATAATACTTCCCTAATATCCATCCCCTATCTCCTAATTCCATTTTATAAAGAAAGCACAATCCGTTTCAATTTTCTTCACAACGAAACGAGTATAAAGCATTAAACTCATTCCATAAATAACGGATTCACTTACCCACCGTAAGCTATTCTTATTTCTTTCAAATAAAGTAGCAAAATTGTACAAATCCCCAACAAAAGCAACTTTATCGCCTTTTACTCCTAGTACTTCATCAGATACAACAATAACATCATCGACGTATAAGTTTTCTGAGTATCGTTCCTTCTTGTTAATTTTTAAAATATAATTTCCATCGCTAGATTTCTCTTTATCTAAAAACTTAAATAGTGACTGACTTAATACAAGAGTATTATGACGTTCAGGATTCAAATCGTTTATTGTATCTTTCAATTCATCAAAATTAGAAACATTTTTTTCAGGTGCTTCTTTTAGAATTTTTCCAATTTCAATATTACGAGTTTTACGACAAAGACGGGTAATTTTGTTACTTAAGAAGTCTGATATATTATATTCTCCATCATCAACTTGTTCAGACGATAAGGCAATACGTCCTGAAAATGTCTTGTGTTCAAACTTGGTTCTAATCTGTTTTTTTCTAAGTTCTACACTTTTACTAGATCTAAAATCTTCTGATTCAAGTTCTGATAGATGTTCATCGTCAAAACCTACAGTTTCATATGTTCCACCAGTACCCGTATACTCAATCACATTAACAAGATCCACTAATTCTTTTCCTTCTTCAGGAACGTCATAGATACTTGTTATATCTTGTGATAATATTAAACCTGTTTTTGATTTTTCATCATCAATACCCATTCCTCTGCTTCTTACATATTTTTCTACCAAACTAAATTTTTTAGCCATTTTATACTCCTTTATCTCTTTATTGCTCCTCGTTGTTTATAATTTTTTCTAAAGTTCTTAGCTCTTAGCTTTTCTTTTAGAACTCTACGAGCTTTTAAAATCATTTTTTCTAGCTGTTGATTCTTTATTTTCGTCAGCATATTTCTCCAGTATTTCGTGTTTCCCACTTTCTAAACTGCTATCTTCATTTTTACATTTTGAAAATATTTTCTGTCTTTTTTCTGGATCAATAGAAAACTTACTAGCTACCACATACCCTAATGAGGTATCTACCGTCATCTTCTTCACCCCCTTTCTTCTCAAGCAAAAAGGGCATACCACTAGCATCATATGCTTACGGTATGCCCCTGAGTTGTTCTCAATAGACTTATTTTTTAGTTTCTTTTTTGACTAGATGAGTAAATTTCCCATCTGAGTAGACTAAAGTTATCTCTCCAAACCTTGGAACTTTTTCTATCTCTATTATACCACATTTTTCGTAGACAATAAAGCCTTTTTCTGTTGAAAAATTCATTTCATCCATATCTATTAACCTTTCTCTCTCCTCACTGTGTTAATCGTATATCGCTTATCTTTGATTGTGAAAGCCTTAAAAGTGTTCCCCTCTAAACCTTTCAAAATTCTACTTGAGTTTCTAGCATTGTAAACCGTTCGCAATTCACTGCTATCTAGGTTCGTGTTGAAAATCGTAGTTTCTCGATTATTGATAATATCAAACAAGAAATCCTGTTCCCAATCGCTCTTAGGAGTTATTGTTCCGTTTTTTGCCCCGAGGTCATCAATAATTAGAAAATCTACATCAACAAGCTTTTTAACTGCCTCATACTCTGTTAAGTTTGCATTTCTTCCATAAGCCCAGCCTTCTTTTATCTGCTTGATAATCTCGGTTAAGCTGACAAATAAGACACTCTTAGGCTCGTTCTTCTCTCTGAAACTTTCATTGATTTCTTTAGCCAATGCAAGAGATAAATGACTTTTTCCAATTCCTGTGCTACCGCTGATTAAAGTATTTCCCGTCATACCTGCAAGGTACTTCTGGGCTTGACCTTTTACAAACTCTAACATCTGACGCTCCTCTGTCGTCTTAACAAAGAAATTATCAAATGTCGCTCCTTTTAACTCTTTAGGAATTGTACTATCACGCATTAAGACATCATACGTTTTAAAGTAAGCCTGGCTGTCCTCAAACTGCTGTAACAAGTCTTGCTCTTTTTGTTTAATCTCTCCCTTCACACACTCCGGGCAAAAAGCTTGTACTTTTCTTTCTGAACTCCCTAAAACCGGTACAGAAATTTCCCAATAATTGACCTGGTGAATATCGCAAACCTTATCCGATATCTTTCTGTTATTAAATTCTTTAAATTGTTCCTTCATCTTTGCAACTCCTAAAATGGTAGGTCTGGGAAGTTATCTTCAGACTTCCCTCTTATGGTTTTAGGCTTTTGATTCAAATAACCGTCAAACTTAGATCCAAAAAGTGTTTCAGGTCTCAGATATTTAGAAAATTCAGGACTATACTTCCATTCTGCCGTTTTAATATCTATCACCTGTTTAAAATCTTCCAGTGTATAGCCTTCTTTGAATCGTGCCATTATCGGCTTCAAGTTTTTGTCCAAATATTTATAATTTTTCCCTACTGTATGATTCAGATAAGCTAGAGGGATTCTTATTAAATACTTCTCAGGATGTCCTTTGGTTATTTCCTCAATCATTCTCGGAGTTAACCAATTTGGGAAAGTAAAGTCAGGTTTACCTGACAATATATATTCTTTATATAACTCTTTATCTGACTCTTTATCTATCTCTATCTCTGTTGGACATGAGTTGGAAATAGTCTTTTTATTTTGGACATTCTCCAATTTTGGTATATCTTGACTATTTTTTCTTTGTTCTCGCTTGTATTTTGCCCAGTTTGTTTCACTCTCAACCATGGCTTTTGCTTGCGATAATGTAGCATGTCCATCATCGTCTATCTGAATCAGTCCGCATTTTGTAAAATATGCAACTGTCATATTTATATCATCCTCGGACACATCCAATTTTAAGGCTAGCTCCTGTACCAAATTATCAAAATATCCTTCATAGTACAAAATACAATCATCTTCTAAACTTTCCAACATAAGACGGATATAAATCACTGTCATAGTGTAGCCACCAGGCATATTTTTAAGTCGTTTAATAAAAAGATTATCAAAAAACTTCTTATCAACTTTTAACCAAAAATATATTTTAGTCTTTGCCATCATCTACCCCCAAAAACTTTAAAACGTCTGAGATTTTATAATACGCTTTTCTAGTATCTTCAATAGGCGGTATATACTGTGGCAGTCCCGCGCCTTCCCATTTTGTTAAGGTTTTATCTCCTATGCCCAGTTCTTCCTTTAGTTCCACCTTGCTGATCAAATCTAATCTTTTTTGAGGTACTTTCTCATGGCTTTTTAAATACCGTTCCACTGCTTCCAAAATCTTAGACTTTAAATCTTCAATCATTTTTTCAAACATCTTAGTACCCCCATGGCTTAACACCTGCAAGCTGAATATATCGCCCATAATCAGGGCTTAATTCCTCGCTAGTCGTTTGTATCGTCTGTGTACTTTCTCGCTCGATTTGGGCGCTCTTTTTGCGGTCTCGATGGTTTAGGTAAATTAGAAAGCTAATCAAAATCACGGTAAAAATAAGCGCCTGTGTATTGCTTAAATCTAGTTCATTCATACTATGCCCTCGCTTTGTAATTCTTGATATATAACTGTTGCACTTCAGGCTCCATCTTTTTGAAAGCTTCAACTTCTTGAATGGTTACTTTTTTATTGATAAAATCAACGATAAACTGAAAAAAATTCGGATCGTTTACCTTTAAATCAGCCATGAAGTTATCAAATTCTGCTTGTGTCATTTTTCTTATATCTGGTGTTATCATCTGACTTGTACCCCAATTCTTCAAAATTCTCACAATTAAGGAGATAAACTGCAATCCCGTCCAACTCTCTATAGAGTTGTTCCATCTGGTCACGAATAACGCCTAAGCCCTCTGTCATCTGTCCAGATAAGATATCAGTATCTACTCCGTTATTTTTCGCCATTATCAGCCAATTGCTCAACTGTCTAACTAATTCAATTCTGGGAAGCACATCTCCAAGTCTGCCCCCTTGCTCTTGAATTTCCTTTATATTTAATGTCATATTGTTTTCCTGTGCCTTTTTCTTGCCTGTTTCCTATACACGATTAGCACCACTCCAAACGCTGGGCGTTTGCCCCAAGTTGGCTGACGCATGTAGTGATGTTTCGTGGGTAATCACCCACATTTTTGCTAAACAAGTGCTTATAGTCGCCGTGTCAGCACTCGTTTTTCAAAACCTTTTCTAATTGCTTGCCTGCACTTCGGTTTTTCTTTATGTATTTGATAGAATAGATATTTTTTGCTATAATCAAAGCATAGAAAAATTTTCTATACTCTGAATTGTGTCGCTTGCTCGCCTCGTCTAAAATTTGAGCAAGTGATTTTTTTATTTTCTTTTTGCATGATTACTACCCGACTGTGGTTTATAAATCAAATCTTTACTATCGATAAGATCCAGAATCCAGCTGAATCCCTGCTTCACCATTTCAAGAAATGCGCCCAGGTCTTCACTGTCCAAGTTCTCGTAGTTTATACAAAGATATTCGGCTAGTTGTCTGTCTTTCTCAACTAGCTTTTTAAAATCCTTGGAATACTTAGGAATTTCTAACCCTTTGGCATTTGTAACTGTCTTAAATTCATTTTCCATTTTCTATACTCCTATACTTTAAAAATTAATTCCTTAATTTCTGAATACCCCCTATTCAAGTTAATCATGGCTATTGCCATATCTTCCAAACGTTGGTAGTTTGTCAGTTCATCACTTGTTAAACTGTCAATACCGTTTCCACTTTCTCGCTCTTGCATGAGTTGGGACTTGTTTTTCCCAGTCGCTCCCTTTAGCAGTAAGTTTGTAAGTGTACTATAGGCATGCTTGGGCGCTTTCTCCCATGATTTGATAGCTTCGGTTAAGGTCTTGCGCTTTGGCTTTTCCAGTTCCCTTTGAAGATAGCGTTTAGAAAGTTCATCACGCATTTCAAAGAATGCTTTGACTAGGTTCATTTTGAATTGCCGTACTGGTTCGGTATTCTTTAGATAAGTGATCAGCAAGGTTGCTTGCTGCTCATTCAAAATATAGTCCCGTACATTTTGCCCACTTTCTGAAGGTGAAATTTTAAATTGCACCTTTCCGAAGCTTTCAAAGTCCTCTCGGTGCTTATTCAGCAAAATCTTTAAATGTCTGTGTTTAACTTCTGCACACTCAGCCACAATACTGCTCAGTGTATACGGCTCTTTCTTGCCGTCCATGTAAACCAATTCCATTGGTTCGCTCCTTTCTTCTTTTGTCAGTGCTTGCCACCTAAAACAGTACCAAGGTAAAGCATTAAAGTAGGGTAAAATCGGAGAATATGAACCCCTACAAACCCTTGATACTGCTATAGGTAGCAAGCAAATATTTAGCTAGATCCGTTTATCAATCTCCAGTGGTAAAGCACCACATGAGAAATCTATAAATGTAGAGTAGTATTACGATTGGTTCGCTCCTTTCTAATAATCTTCAGCAAGCCACTGCATGGCTTTTTGGTAAATGCTAGGCTTTACTTCGCCTCCGTCTCGGATTTTCCTGTAAGTAATTGGATTCACTCCAATTTCCTCGCTGGCTCTTTTAGCAGTCAAATTCTTGTCCGCTTGCTTTCGGCGAATTGCTTTTGCTTGTGTTGAGGTGATAAGCAATACAGTTCCCTCCTTTCTTATTTGTAAAGTTTATCTTTACTTAGACCAAGTATATAATGTTTTTCTTTACCTGTCAAGAGAAAATAAATAAAAACTTTACAAAAGTTTTTTTAGCGGTTATAATTTAACTGAGGTGATAAAATGTCAACAATAAAAAATAGGCTAAAGATTCTAAGAACCAAAGAGGGAATAACTCAAGATGAATTAGCTCAAATAATAAATAAAGAACTAAAAGAAAACGAAAAACCAATATCCAAAATGGTGATATCTAATTGGGAAAATAATAAACATACTATCAAACCAGATAAAGCCCAGCTACTCGCTAACCACTTTGGGGTAAGCGTTGGCCACTTATTGGGACATGAAGATGAACAAAATATTTTAAAAATAATCCAAAGTAACGAATTTAAAAAAATAGTCAATAACATAGATATTAAAAAAATAAATGAACTTGGTTCAGCGTATAAAAACGTTGAAGAACATATAAATAATCCTGTAAAGTATGACAATTTTGGAAAAGGATTGCTTAATCATAGCCCATTGTATATGTTTACAATTGAAGAACTAATAAATGCTGATAAAGAGAAAAATACAAATTTTGCAGATATTTTAATCAACTATATTTCTTTAAATGACTATGATAAAAAAATAGCTTTTGATTTAGTAAAAAAACTATCTGAAAGAGACGACAAAAAGGAGTAACTCACATGGGATTTTTTGACACTGTAAAACAAGAAGGAAGCTTTTCTACTGCATCTGGAGTAAATGGACTACACTACGTTGTCCTTCAGGTAACTTTGAAAGAAAAGTTTTTCGGCACTGGATCAGGAAACCTTACAGAATTAGAAGATGTTATCAATAAACAAGCTTCAAAAGGTTATCGCCTGCATACAATCACAACCGCCAATGGGGGAAGTAAAGGTTTAGGCGGTGGCGACCGTATTCAAGCCACAATGGTTTTTGAGAAGATTCTATAAAAATTCCCCATCTTTTAAAACATCAGCATATAGGAGACTACTTATGAAAAAATTACTAAGCACATCAGTTATTTTACTTTCTGCTACCGTTCTAGTAGCTTGCTCTAACAATCAATCAGCTACCAAAGATAGCTCGGAGCAACCAAAAACGGAGCAAAAAAATACTACTTCAACAAACACAAAAGCCAAAGTAGATAACAGTAAATACGATGATCTAATTTCTGAAATCAAATCAAAATTAGATCCTGAATCAACTGGCGCAATAAGCGTAAAAATTCAAAATAACGTAATCGATTCAGATTCATCCGAACCGCATGATACAATCATGATTTTGCTAACTGGAACGGCTAAAGATAGCGCAAAAGAGACTATGGACGCAATCAATTCAAATTCTGCTACAACTAATCAGCAAAATGCAATTACCGTATTTCGGATGTCTATATCTGAGTTTGCTAAAAAATTACCAGACGACAATACTACTCTTTCCCTTGGGTATGAAAAATCTGCTGATCAATACGACTTAATCGCAAAATCTTCAAAACAAAAAGATTTTATCCCTGTTGGAGAAATCATTGTAAATTAAAAAACTACCCCATATTCGCCAATAGCAACCATCTTTTCATGGTCTATTGTGCAAAAACAGGGGAAATTGAAGAATAGAAAGCCGATTTTACAGACTAAAGCGCAAAAATGAGCGAAATTAACAAATAGAAAGGTGCAACCATGGACTATGGAACAACACGGAAGGAACAGTTTTAGGAAGAAAAAAGGCGAACTTTCCCAGCATTGAGGTTTTTCGATACTCAAAAATTTTAAAAAAACAAACCAAAAAGATTGACAAAAACTAAAAATTACAGTATTATTAGGCAATGAGAAGAGTTTCTGCTCCCAAGGGAACAGAGTACGCGAAACACTGCCTAGTTCTACTAGGTGGTGTTTTTGTATATAAGGAACATATATGAAACCATTTCAAACATTAGATGAACAAATAAAACTTCTCCAGTCTAGAGGTTTAGAAATAGATAACATAGAAGAATGTAAAAGATACCTTCTAACTAACAACTATTACAACGTCGTCAACGGATATAGTAAGTTTTTTCAAACATCAAAAGATAAGTTTATAACTGGTGCAGACTTTAGAGAAATAGCTGCAACACACTTTTACGATAAAGAAATTAAATCAGCTTTTTTAAAAGCAATTATAGATGCAGAAAAACACTTTAAATCCGTACTGGCATATCGTTTTTCAGAAGCATATCCAAAGCCATACGCTTATCTAGATATTAATAATTTTGAAACACAAAAAGATACAAAAAGGCTGGCACAAATTACTAATTTAATCAGTATATTAGCTAGAATACTCAATGATTATAATAAGGATAAGCAAAACAATTCTATAAAACACCACTATAAACAACATGGCGTTGTTCCTTTCTGGGTTATCATAAATGAACTTACATTAGGGCAAGCATTTAACTTTTATAGAAATCTAAACACTGATATAAAAAATCAGATAGCTAGAGACTTATCACCATTCTTGCAAGAAAATATTGAATACATCCAAAATAGACCTAGTAAAGACCTTTTAAGCGGAAAGGCTTTAGAAAGTATTATTAAAAATATACTAGAAATTAGAAATATCACTGCTCATAATAATAAGCTTTTCAATTATAAATGCCGTGAGAATCTTCCACAACTAGCTTATTTCCACTATTACAATAACAATGCCAATACATCAAGACAATCTGTATATTATGTTTTTCTTGCCTTGCAATGTCTACTTGCGTGCACACAATACGCTCAATTACATAACACTATTATTAAAAGAACCAAAGCTCTAAATAAAAAAGCGCACTCCATTGAAGCCGGCATTGTATTGAACACACTTGGATTTCCGAATAATTGGTATAATATCACTGACAAATTAAGGTAGAACTACTTGCAATATAGGGGATTTTTAAAAACTTCATATAAGCCCCATATCCGCCTTGTTTCATACTCTGGTATTATTTACCGTCTGACTGCTTAAAATCGAAAATAGAGGGGTTCTCGTAACTCCTAGCATGGTATAAACTCAAAACCTTTTCTAATTGCTTGCCTGCTGATGGAAAAAGGAGTTAAAACCATGAAAATTATACAACACACGAAAAAAGACGGATCAGTAGTCTACCGCTCTAGTATCTATCTTGGCATTGATTCTGTAACTGGTAAGAAGGTCAAGACTACCATATCGGCACGAACAAAGAAAGAACTCAGAAACAAGACCACCCAGGCTAAGGTAGAATTTCAGAAAAACGGCTCTACACGGAAACAACACTCACATATAACAACCTATAGCGAACTTGTGGACTTATTTTGGCAAACCTACCAGCATACCATAAAGACTAATACGCAGATAAAGATAAAAGGTTGCTTAAATAACTACCTCTTACCCTCATTTGGTACTTATAAACTAGATAAGCTTACTCCTGTTATTATCCAAACTCAGGTAAATAAGTGGGCGGATGAGTACAATCAGGACGGAACGGGGTATAAAGAATACAATCACCTTCATGCCTTAAATAAACGTATACTACAGTATGGGGTTTCTATCCAGGCATTAGACAATAACCCTGCTCGTGATGTTGTCATTCCTAGAAAGATAACAAGAGATAAACAAGAAATTAAATACTTTCAAGATCAGGAACTTAAAAACTTCCTCTCCTATCTCGATAGCCTAGAAAATACCTTTATCAATTTTTATGATACTGTGCTTTATAAGACGCTCCTAGCTACTGGACTGCGTATCCGTGAATGTCTGGCCTTGGAATGGTCTGATATTGACCTGCAGAACGGAACAATCGATATTAACAAAACACTCAACATTTTAAACCAGGTAAACAGTCCTAAGACAAAATCAAGCTATAGAGTTTTAGATATCGATCATAAAACAGTGCTCATGCTTCGTCTCTACCGAGCAAGACAAGCAGAAAACGGTAGAAACATTGGCTTAACCTATGAGAAAGTATTTTCTGATAGCTTTGACAACTATGTCAATACTCGAAAGGTTGATTATCGCCTACATAAGCACTTGAAAAACGCTAACTGTACTGATTTAGGCTTTCATGCTTTCCGACACACTCACGCTAGTATCTTGCTTAATGCCGGTCTACCCTACAAGGAAATACAGACACGGCTTGGCCATGCAAAAATATCTGTAACTATGGACACTTACAGCCATTTATCAAAAGAGAACCAAAAAAGAGCAGTCTCATTCTTTGAAACTGCCCTCGAAAAAATAAAAAGTTCTTAA